TGCTATTATTCGTGAACGTGCTCATGTAATTTTATGTAGAAAAGTATTCTGGGAATTTTGCCTGCACATGGATCATAACTTTTTTATTAAACGAGGCAAAATATTAAAGCCACAAGCCGAAGCATTACAGATGGTCAGTGATGGTAAGATAAAACATCTCGGTATATGTGACCCACCTCGAACCGGTAAAAGTTATATTATCTCGTTATGGTGTGCATGGGAGCTTGGTAATAAACCAACTGGCTGTATAATGCGTAATAGTTGTTCGGCCACTTTAGCGGAAGATTTTAGCTATGATATTAGAGGTTGGATTGCCGGTAGCGACAAGTATAAGCAGATATTCCCACATATGGTATTAAGCAAGGATAAGCACCGGATAGATAATTGGGCGGTCACACTTGCCGATAAGAACTCTTATTTTTGTGCTGGTGTAGGCGGTACGATACTCGGTAAGGGTTGTAATTTAGCGGCTATTATCGATGATTCTATAAAAAATGTAGATGAAGCACTAAGTGAACCTGTCCTTGAGAAAAAATGGAAATGGTATACTTCCACTCATAAGTCACGACTTGAAAGTGGTTGTCCTGAGATATTTATTAATACTCGTTGGAGCAGGCGGGATATATTTGGGCGGTTAGAAGAGCAGGGCTTTTTTGAGCCGGAGAATGGCGGTAAGAAAATCGTTATTCCGGCATTAGATGATAAAGGTCAAAGTTTCTGTCCAGATGTTAAAACCACTAAAGAGCTAATCGATATCAAAAATATGACCGATGAGATGATTTGGCAGGCTGAGTGGCAGCAAAATCCGATTGAGGCCGAAGGGATATTATTACCAATAGAGCAGCTGAGGCGATTTAGTATTGATGAGCTGATGGCTGATAAGGAAAAGAAGATAATCAAAGCACCTGACGGCATACGAGGCAGGGTAGATACAGCAGACGAGGGAACTGATTATTTTTGCTCGGTAGTTGCCTTTATATACGGCGAGAAGGTTTATATTGTAGATATAATATTTACACAGGAAGGAACAGAAATTACCGAGCCAAAGCTGGCACAGCAGTTAATTGATTATCATGTAGAAGTAACGACTATCGAGTCTAACTTTGGTGGCAAGTCATTCGCGCGAGGCGTAAAGAATATATTAAAAAAAGAAGGCTGTAAATGCTTAGTAAGAACAAAGGTCACAACTCGGAATAAGGAAACCCGGATACTCATGAAAGCGGCCTTCATAAAAGAATACTTTGTTTTCCGTAATGATTATGAGCCAGGTAGTGAATACGATAGGTTTATGCAATCACTAACGAGCTATCTAAAGACTGGAACTAATTTGCACGACGATGCTAACGATGCAACGACTGGACTGGCGGAAGATATCGCAAGACCGACTATAAGTTTTTTGAAATAAATTTTATAAAGGAAGTGGTTTGTTTATGTTAAACGAAGCCCTACAGAAATTACAATCAGGGTCATTTACTAAGGAGGAAATCTTAAAAAATCTAATCGATGAGGATTTAAAGAGCGATGTAAAGGTTAAAATGGCTGAAGGGGTGAACTACGACTATAGTAAGGGCAATAAGCACGTAACCAATAACTTCCAAAAGCTATTAGTCGACCAGAAAGCCTCGTATATCATAGGAAACCCTGTAGTATTTGAGATTAAAAATAAAGAAATGACTGAGGAAGCGAAAGAAAAGGCTGTTTCTGATATTAACGAAATACTTGGCGAGGGCTTCGAGGATGTCTGTAATGACTGGATAATCGGGGCATCTAATAAAGCGTGGGAAACCGTTCATGTGTTCATAGACTCAGAAGGCAACTTTAAATATGAGATAGTGCCTTCACAGCAAATTATCCCCATCTATGACACCAACCACGAAAAGCAAATCAATCAGATTATCCGCTATTATGAAGTTACCGTTGTAGACAATGAAGGCAAAGAATCGACCCGCTATGCAGCTGAATGGTGGACTGCTATCGATGTTACCTATTACCTGCAAAATGAGCATGGCGATTATGAGCTGGACGTCAATTATAAACAGAACCCGGCGCCACATTATTATAAATATAATACAGCTAATAAGAAAAAGAAGCAGGGACTTGGCTGGGGTAAAGTGCCATTTATATTACTCTATAACAACTCAAAGCAGACCACAGATTTAGAACCGATTAAACGATATATAGATGCCTATGATGCAGTCACTTCGGGATTCTTGAATGATATCAAAGATATCCAGACCGCAATATGGGTATTAAAAGGATATGAAGGAACGGATCTATCCGAGTTCATGCAAAACTTAATTAAGTTTAAGGCTATTAAACTTGACGCTGATGAGCATGCAGGGGCAGAGCCAGAACGGTTAGAGATACCCGTAGAAGCTCGCAAAACTATATTAGAGCTGTTAGATAATAAAATATATTCTATCGGGCAGGGCGTTGACCTGAATAAACTGGTAAAGAATACAAGCGGCGTGGCTTTAAAGATTTTATTTACTGGGCTTGATATGAAAGCTAACACACTAATTAGAAAGCTAAAAAAGGTATTCGAGGATCTTACTTGGTTTATATGTGAGTTTATCAAGCTGGATAAAAAACAGCTATATGATTATAAGGACTTTGGTTTTGTAATAAATAAATCGACTATCTATAACGTTGCGGAACTATGTGCCAATATTGTATTAATGGCCCCATTTATGAGCAAAGCGACTGCGGTAGCCAATAATCCATACGTTGAGGACGCTAAAGCTGAATTGGAGCTGATAGAGGAAGAAGAGGCTGCTGATAAAGAGGTTTACGGGGGCGGTATAGGAAAGGAGAAGGATAATGGCGAAGAAAAAGATTAAAAAAATAGTATCTAAAAAAGATATTATTATACCTAGTATCTAAAAAAGATATTATTATACCAAAAGGAACTGTCTTTGAATGTATAGACGGTTTAAAAAGGGAATATGGTAATGGTAATTATGAAGCATTAATCGATTTAAGCAAAGATAATTGTGGTAATTTTGTAATTGGTGCTGATTTTAATAAGGATAATTTTAAATTTGTAAAGTAATGATAAGGGGGATTAAATATGAGTTTATTACAAGTAAATCTTTATTTGTTGACTCCAATAATAATGTTTGGAGTTATTATGTTTTGTGCTTTTGGTATGCAACGTGCATTAAATAAGAAAGCTAAGAGAGATGTAAAGAAAAATTATCCAAAGTGGTATAGAAAGTATTGGTTAAAAAAATGAATAAAGCCGAACAATATCTTTTAGAAATGGAAATGCAAGATTTCCTCGATAATAGAAGAGATGAATTTGCTAAAAAGATTATAGAAGATTTTAGTGAAGAATTTAAAGAATATAGAGAAGAATTAGAAGATAGTTATATTGATGTTTATGTAAAAACACGTTTACATTTATTTATTTAATGGAGTGTTAAACCAAATGAACCAAACCGAATTTAATACATATTGGGAAAAAAGGCTTATGTCAGTAACTATAATCAGCTGCAAAAAGAGATGGCTTTAATATATCAAAAGTATATGAAAACTGGCAAGGGTGCTTACAAGGCTGCATACGTGAAGCAAGTAATGACTAATATCGACCCTAACCTGACAAAATTATTTCTAAAGCAGAATAAAGAGATGAAAGTGCTATTTGGTAATACCTATCAGAATGAGTTTTATAACGCTATATTCGATTTAGGTAAGGGTGGCCTGCAATATTCGTTTACTCCGTTAAATAGCAAGGCACTCGCTAAGGTGCTGGCTTATCCCTGGAGCGGTGCAGACTTCTCAGAACGGTTATGGGATAATCGGGATAAGTTAATCAGGACATTAAAGCAGAATATTACACAGGGTTTAGTACAGGGGCAGGGCTTCCCTGAAATGACCCGCAATTTAGCTCATAGAATGGATGTATCTTATAAACAGGCCAATGTATTAGTCAGGACTGAAACACAATACTTTATGAATCAGGCTGATAGGGATTCGTATAATGAAGCTGGGATAAATAAATATCAATATTCGGCTGCTATGGATGACAGGACTTCTGCGGTATGTGAAAGCCTCGATGGGAGAATATTCTTATTAAAAAATGCTGCAGTAGGGGATAATTACCCGCCAATGCACCCAAATTGTAGAAGTTCAACGATTCCAGAGATAGAAGGGCAAAGCCACAAAGGCACAAAGTCGGCTAAAATAGGTGATGAATGGGTCGAAGTGCCTGAAAATATGACGTTTGACCAGTGGCGGGAAAAGAACGAGTATGCTTACTTGAATCCGCTGGGATAAACTATTTGACAATAAATATAGTTAGTGATATTATCTAATAGGGTAAATAATATGGATAAAGAATTTTTGCAACATATAAAAGAAACAGGGTATTATGATTTAATGTATTTTGATGAAGAAGCCATTGCAAAATATAAAAATACTTTATTTTATTTGAAATGGCAATTAGAAAATGCTTGGATAAATCTCGCTAAAGCTATAAAGAACACAAAAGAAGTGAAATTTTATAAAAAATGTATTACTCATTTTATTAAATGAGATAATTATATAAAAAAATAGTTTAATAGTAAATAAAATTGAATAGAAATTGTAGAGCTCCCAGAGAGCCATTTGATTAAGAATAAAATCTTAGTCGGTGGCTCTTTTTTTTGTTTACAGAGGTGATTAAAATTCCATATCCTAATGAACATTCATGTAGAATTAAAAGTCCGAGTTCATTTCAAAAAATCCGACAAAAAGCTGGACTGAAGAAAGAGCAAGAAAGCATTGCAAAAAACATGGTGGAGAATTTCATCCCGCTAAAAAATAAGATTTATAACGGCCGCTAAAAGTTCAGGCTCAAAACGAAGCATTTCGAAAGATAGGAAGGTAACCTATTTATCAAAAACTAATCGAAAGGAGATAGTAAAATGTCAAACGTATTAAAAGAACTACTTGGTGATTTATACACAGACGAGATTAAAGAAAAGGTTGGTGATGTGAAGCTAATAAAGCTCGATGAAGGAAAGTATATACCGATAGAGAAATTCAACGCAAAAATAGAAGAAGTTAAACAGCAAAAAGAGCAATTAGAGGATTACAAAAAGCAGTTGAAGGATTTGGAAAAGAAGGCAAAAGGTAATGATGAATTTGAAAAAACCATTAAGGAATTGAGAGCTGAAAATGAAAAAAAAGACATTGATTATCAGACAACTCTTAATGCACAGAAAAAGGATTTTGCCATCCAATCCGCTATTAAAGAAGCTCAAGGCAAAAATGTTAAAGCTATTAAAGCACTACTGGACATAGATAAAATTACAGTTGATGACAAAGGGATAACTGGACTTTCCGACCAACTGAAAATATTAAAGGAATCAGATGCTTATTTGTTCGGTGAAGATAAGGTAGTCGGTAGAGATGACCATACACCTAAAGGAAAAGGTAATCCTAAACCTGAAACCTTAGAAGCTGAATTAAAAGAAGCAGAAAAATCAGGGGATACTCTGGCAGTCATATCCCTAAAAAGAAAGATTGCAGCACTGCCACCAAAAGAAAAATAAAACATTGTAAAGGAGATGTTTAGTTATGACAATAGGTTACCGAGTTGACCTGCCAAATTATGCAGGGCAGTTATTTACCGCAAGTAGAGAACAGACACCATTTTTATCTATGATAGGGGGTATTAATGGTGCTAAA